GGTCATACAGCGGAGTGATTTGCCCAGGCTGCTGAAGACCGCCAGCGGCGGGGAAGATAGGAACCCGCCCAACCATCGACTCGAGGGTATCCGTCGACTGCTCTTGGATCGCGGAAACCCGCTGAAGCAAGTCAGGCGTCCCGGGCACCGTGATCCCGTCGACCTCGAAGACGACTGCGCCGGTTTCCGGGACTTCCACAAAGGTCCCGCGCGCCAACTGGTCGTCGCGGAGATCCGGGGCCGCCCCCGGAGCCGCCGTGGCGGATGAAGCAGGGTTGAAGTCGTCGGGGGCGATCTCCGACGGGGGCTCCCCTATCAACTGACCGGACGCCCGAAGCCGGGAGTTCTTCTGCGCCGTCTTCAAGGCCTTCTCGTAAGTGTCGAAGAATCGGCGCCAGACGTCCTCAGTGTCGAGGAGCTTGGGCACACTTTGAACCAAGAACCTGATGTCCTTGTCGGACAGCTGCCCCTTCATCTTCTCCGACCGGGAGATAACCTGCTCGTTGGTCCACATCTCCAGCTCGCGCTGGTTATTGTAAACCTCTTCGGAGCCCGCGACTGCCTGCCCCTGCGCGGCCAGGGCGCCGACCTTGGACCCCCGCAGCGGGCCGACCGCATTCACTCCAGAATCGACGATCGAACGCACCCGGCTAAGTTTACCGAGTTGCTCCTCCGCGTCGGCGATGGCATCCTGCGCGGTGGCAACCTGAGCCGCCGTGGCTGCCCCGGGGTTCCGCCCCCGGGTTCCGGAGATCCTCTGTCTCTGCAAATCCAACTGCTGATCGGCAATCCGCGCCATCTCTTGATTCATCGCTCCGAAGTCCACTTGCCCGGTCTGCGCGTTGACCGGCGGCATCCGGCCGGTGACCTCCTGGTAGCGCTGCGCGAGGTTCAGCTGAAACTCGGTCGCGTTCTCCGGAAAAAGCGCTCGCGTGTTCCGCCGGACCTGCGCCTTCGACACGAGGTCGGCAAGCTGCTCTTTCCGCGCGGCCTGAGCCGTCGGGATCTGGGACGTAAGGAGATCCTGCTCGGCGGCAACGTCGGAAGCCGACCGCTGATTCTGCTGAACGAGGCTGATCGCTTCAGACCCAAGCCCACTCGCGCCGGGGGCGAGCTCTGGGATCTGAATCCCGACAGTTGGAGTTTGGAGAGGCATATTAAAAGAATCCGCTGGAGGCGGCCGGGTTGCGCGAAACCATCCCGCCCTGGTTGTATCCGACGTTGTAAGTGGGCTGCCCCGCGTAGGTCTGAGGAATCGGCGCGGGGGCCTGAGCCCCGCCAAGTCCGCCGAGGATGTTCCCGCCGCCCGGGGAGATCATGTTGCCCGCAAAATTCGTCGCCGCCGTTACAGTGTCAGCAGTCCGCCCCACCTGTTCCATCTTAGCGGCGCCTTGCAGCTTCGCGAGCTCGAGCAGCTTCTTGTTCTGGAGTGCCAGGTTGGACAAATCAAGGTTCAGCACTTCCCGGCCGCTCAGACCGACGGGGACCTGAGAGGCTTGCCCGAGGCCGACGGCGGAGAGAGCCGCGTTCCGGTTCATCTCGCGGGCGTATTCCGTGTTCTGTAACAGGTTCCCGAGCACGTTCGCCCGAGAGGTCGTGAGCGCGTCGGCCGCCCCGAGAGCTTGCGTGGCACGCTGCTGCCGGAGAGTCTCCAGCTGAATGCCCGCCTCCCCGAGGCGCGTCCCGAGGCGGCTTGTGACCGGCCCCGAACGGTCGAGGCCCACACCGGACTGACCGGCTTCCTCCAGGCCCGCCCGAACCAGCTCCGCTTGAAATTCCGGACCCAGCTCCGCGCCGCGTTGCAAATCCTCGATGGCGCTGTCAACCAGCAAAGAGCGCGCCTGCTCGAGACGCTGATCCTTCGGCAGGATCTCGCCATAAAGCGTGTTCAGGACGTTGGACGCCTGATCACTCACCGTCCCGGCGCCGCCCTCGGCCTCCCGCTGGAGGTTCTCCACCGCCGACTGGTAAGCCGCCGCAATCTCAGGATTCTGCTCCCGCCAAAAACCCAACGAGTCTTTGTATTGCGCCTTGTCCTGGTCCGACACCAGCGTCTTCGAGCGCTCAATGTCGATCCCCTTCAGCTTTTTGACGGCGGTGACCTGCTTGTCGATTGCGTCCTGACGCGCCTTGGACTTGGAGTGCGCCGAGTAAGCGGCGCCACCCGCAACTATTGCGACTGCGATTAGGGCTGGCATTCTTAAATCTCCTTCACGTAAATCAGATCATGGGGCCGATATCCAAAGGCCTTGTATAACCGTTCCATTTTCTCGGCGTTCCAAAAAACCTTGTGCCCGGCGTTGACAATGGAGCACCCGCGCCGCTTCGCCTCCGCCTCGGCAACCTTCAGCATCCGTATCGGCGACGTCCCCCTCCGGTGCTCGGGCATCACATACCAGAACACTTCATTCGCGCTCTTCATGTCCCAGAAAGTCGTCGGCGCAACAACCACGCCCATCGCCCCCACTACCTCGAGCCCATCCTCCAGCAGCACCAGGAAAGCCGAGTTGACGTCAAGAATGTCCCCCCAGGTTTTCAGGAACGAGGGCTCGTCCAGGGAGCCCCACCGATCCTCCAGCCCGCAGTCCCGTCCGAAGGCCTCCAACACAGGGATGCAATCCCGAAGGCGGCTCTTGCTGGCGCTGACGAAGATGTTCATCGGTGTATTATCGCCCGGATCAAGTCTTTCGCAACGTGAACAGGAACAGCGAGGCCTGGGTCAGCGGGATCACCACCGGATCGGGATCCGCCAGCCCCCGGAACCGGGTCAGCGCAATCTTCTGGGCGTCGGTCCCGCCGCTGTCCGTCCGGTGGTAGTTGTCCCCGTCGCCCGCGAGCAGTCCCTGCGCCCCCGCGTCCCCAATAGCCGCTGCGTCCTCTGCCAATGATCCGACGGGCAGGGCCTTGTCTTCCATCCCGAACTCGTGCCGATGCCGGGGCATCTGGACCTCTGTCAAGACGGTCTGCGCAGTCTCTCCGCCGCCGACGGTCATTGCCTCCCGCTCGGTCAGGCCGCCGGTATTCAACACGGTTGCCGTAGTCGGGGCGGTGCCCGCCTTGTCCTTGGACGCCATCCCAAGCGCACGCGCGCGATACTGGGTGCCGCTAAGCTCGCCGGTCCCGAGGATCTCCCACCCGGGGTTCCGAAGAAGGGCCTCCTCCCCCGTGTCCCAGGTGACTTGCTTGACATCCCCGCGAACCCCGTCCTTGGTTCGCCACTGCCCCCGTTCATACCAGATCAACGCCTCGATGTCGGTGTCGTAAAATTCCTGGAAGGGGCGCGGCGTAGCCGGGCGCTCCGCTGTGGTTCCGCTGGTAAGCGTGATCGGATCCCATGCGCCGTTCAACAAGATGTAGAGCCCGGCGATCCGGTTCGAGCTGGTCTGAAACCAGATGTAGACCTCCTCGTCCGTGGGCGGCTCCGTATCCTGGACATAGTAGAAAGTGGGGAGTGACGCCGAGATGTCACCCGGGACGTAGCTCTTCGAATCGTTGTCCCACACATACCAGGCCTTGCCGTCTTTCAACCACGGTCCCTGATTCGACGTCGGCTCCACGGAGCCCTCGACGAACAGCCCGGTCCCAAACGGCGCGAGGATTCGCAGCTTCCGCACGAGCTCCTCCGAAAACTGCTGCGGGTTGCCTTTAAAGGCCGGGTCGATCGGGCTAAGCCCCAGTCTCAAGTTTGTCTCGTAATTAGTCGTTGCCATAAACTACCTCGGTGAACGGATCCGGCTGAGTCCCGCCGATAAGCGGAGCCGCGTCGTCCTCAAGTTTCTTTGCCGCTCGCATCTCTGCCACGCACTGGGCCATGCGGTCCGCGTCATACTGGGAAACCCGGGACGTCCGCGTAGCGACCTCCGTAGCGACAAATCCGTTCCAGGTGATTGTCGCGCTGCGGGTAGACGTGTAAAGCACGTCCGCTGGGTTGACCGCGTCCATCACAGCGATCGCGGTGGACTTCGTGGCGGCAGCCCCATCGTAGCGAGTCGCCCGATGCTGGCCGGTTTCGTTCTCGAGACACGCGCCGCCGCGACCCTCGTTCTCAGACTCCCCGAAAAACCGGAGCGCGTCCACCGCGCCGGGGCCGGAGATCAAAACAAAGATTTGGAACCCGGTGTCGAACCGCTCGTCCCGAGCACTCTCCACCCCGCATGAAGTTTGAGAGTCCGGCTCCGACCGTAGCGCGTCGATCGACCGCAAGGTTCGGCCCTGCGGCTTCAGCGCGAAAAAGCACTCCTCGGTGGCGTCAATAGGGACGTCAAACCGGACCGAACCGCGCTCCGCCGCGACGACCTTCTGTCCGATCGGCTTGTAGCGCCCTCGACGAGTTCCGGCCCACGAGATCAGCACCTCAGTCTCCCCGGTGAACTCCGACATGATCAGATCAAGGTAGCGGATCTTCAGCTCCTGCCGAGCGCCGCCCGTGTAGCCGCGCGTCTCGAAGCCCCACGTGATTGGGCAGCCGTTGTCGAAACGGTCCGCCTGGAAAGATTCCCAGAGGCGATTCTCGTCATCCAGGTCCCGGCTTACGTGGAAGATTTTCTCGGATCCGTCCACGTTCATCGTGACCCAAGCCACGGGGCGCGTCCCGACCCAGTAAGAGTCCCAGCCTGGACCCTGGCGGATCTCGGCGGTTTCAAGACCCGCCGTGTCGTAAACCCAGGTGTGCCGGTTGTAGGTGTCCGCGTAGGGGACCGACATCACGAGGTAGTTCTCATAGAATCCACCGCACACCCCGCGCATCCGGTCGCTCAAGTGCCGCTTGCTCCAGGCCATGTTGTTGTCAACGTGCGTCATCTTCGACTCCTGGTTGACCGCAAGGGCCACGTCCAGGTTGATGACGCCGGTTGCGGTCATCCACCACAGCTGCCCGTAGGCGTTTACGACCGAACGATGCGCCACGCAGCCGACTCCCGGAGTGATCGTCTTCTGGAAGTTCGCCACGGCGGCCCAGGAGGAGCGCTGTCGCAGATTGCTCTGGAACGCGACCCCGTCCCGCTCCGTGAACACAAGCAAGAAGGGATCCGCGACTCCGGTCACCTCCGCCATCCCCGTGATCTGGTCCGAGAGGAGAAACGAGTTGATCCCCGCCGCCCCGATATACTCGCCCTCGAAGAACGAGAACGGATTCCCGATGTCGGAAGCGAACAGCCTGCGTCCTCGCGCGATCCACAGTCGGTCGCCGGACCAGGCCATCACACTCCCGAGGGGCGTCGTGTATTCGCCACGGATGTGCCCGTTCTCGTAGCCGTCATAGTAAGCGGGGGCGGACAGTTCGTCCTGCATGATGACCACCGTCTTGGGAAACCGCAGGAGAGTCAGCGAGCCGTCCTCGTTCCGTCGCACCGACCAGGTCGTGGTCGCAAAGTAAACGTCCGGCGCGTTCTCCGCGAACTGGATCCCGGGGAGCAGCTCCGCGCGTTTAAACGGCGCGAGAAATCGATACACCCGGCCGCCGATGGCGACGAGCAAGACCGGGACGCCATCGGTGGTCTTGAACCCGTGGGCTCCCTGGATCCTCCCCGTCGGTAGGTGCGCGAGTTGATAGTGCCCGGGGCGGCACTGCATTTTTCCGCCACGCTTCACCGCGTTGAAAGCTCGCGAATACATTCCGCCCGGCAGCTGGTCCGGGTCGTTGGCGGAGTCCATCCCAAGCCGGAAGTGGGCATCTCCGTCCAGCTCTCTGCCGACATAAGGTTGGGACGCCATTAGTCGATAGTGTCGTGGTCTACCAGGTTGTCGTTGATCTGAAGGGTCGCCTGGGTGTTCGTCGCGTGGGCCTCCACTGCCTCACCCAGCCAACGCCGAGCCGTCGCCTCGTATCCAGCCGCCCGCGCGAGGTCGCCCTCGTCGTAATACTTCATGGCGTGAAGCATCATAGTGTAGGGCGGCTTTGTCGGGAGCGGGATCAAATCGTCCACGCTCTTCAAAGAAAAGAAAGCCTTGCGGTAAGCCACGCGAACCCAATCGGCCGTTCGGTGCAGCTTCACGCGCCGGTAGCTGGGCTCCAACTCGTCCCACTGAAACACCCCGAGCAGCGTCCCGGTGTCGTTGCCGTAATCGAACGAGGTCAGCTTCAGACTCGCCAGTGTCTCCGCCTTCCGCACCCGGGTTACCCGGGCAATCAGGGGGGCGTTCGCATCCGGGAGGGCATAGCCATAAATCGTCGGGACCTGGTAACCGGGGACGGCCACGCCGCCCGAGATAGTTCGAAGCTCGGTCCCGTCGGGCGCAAAACCGTAGACCCACAGCTCTGATCCGGCGTCCTGCTCGTTCTCCACAAACGCCACGAGTTTGGACGGGGCCGCGAGCTCTCGGAGCGTCGGGACGGGACCGAGGTCTTGCCACGACCACCCGCAGGGAGTCCGGCAGTCGCCGAGCCCGTTGTAGTGGAAGTTGTAAAGCTGGTCGCGACCGATCGAGGGGTTGCCCCCGATGTTGATCGCGTGAACGGTGTCGATGTCGCGAGGGAACGTGAGGATCGACTGCCGCTCCGTGCAGAGATCAACGTAGCCGGTCAAGGGATCGAACTCGCCAGAGTCCGCCAGCACCTCGACCGCGTTCGTCAGATGCTCGAGCAGGAGATGCAGATCGCACGCTCCGAGAATCCGACGCGCGGGTTGCAGGATTTCATTGACCGAAAAGCTCATGCCGTTAGTCTTCCAGCGTTTCTTCCATCAGCTCGTCCATCTCAGCGTAGCGATCCCGCTTCGGGGTCTTGTCCGCCTCGGCCTCTCCAATCGCGACGACGTCCAGGACATAGCAGTAGCTGGTCTCCCCGTCGCCGGTCGTCTCGGTCGATTTCTTCCGCCGGATGAACCGGATCCTCGCCTCGCCCTTCTCAGGGATCGACAGCGGCTCCTTCGAGTCAATGTAAAGCGACGGGTAGTAAACGTCGGAGGGCTCCGAGGGAGACGGAGCGCTCGGGCAGTCCTCCATTTTCTTGCCAAGTGATTTCATAATTTGATCCTCAATACAACGGGGTCGGGTTGGGCTCGAGTCGAGCCACGGCTAGGGTGTAAATCCGGAAGCCGTATCCGGCCTTGTTCCAGCCTACGTGCGGCGCGATCACCTCTCCTTGGGCCGCCGCGTTTACGTCGTAGTTCGGAAAAATTGTATAGCCCAGGTTGGTCACCGTGTCCCCGTCGATCGGCAGGCTGTTCCCCCCGGTCGCGACGTAAGCAGTCGCGTGCTCCATCGCTGCGATAAAAGCCGGGACGTCGTAATCCTTGTCCTGGATCGGGTTTCCCTCAAAGATGTTGAAGGCCGCAAGCCCTGAATACATGCTGGTCCCCTTCTTCTCCAGCTCAATGAACATCGGCCACCGTCGGGAGACCGCCCCCGTGGTCGTCGGGATCGCGGCGGATCCTGCATTGAAGGTCCCGGAGATCACCCCGGCGAGAGACTGGAGCCGAGTCCACAGCGACACCGTGTAAAATGGATTCACCCCTCCGCCCGCATTCCAGGCCCAGGTCGCTCCGTTCAGGCTGAGCGCATTTCCCGCGAGCTGCCCGCCGATCCACAGGTTGGCCGCTGCGGACCCGAGATGATCGTTGGCCGCTGTCGAGCACCCGAGGGACAGCCGGGCGAAA